TCCAATGTAATGCTTTCTCTACTGTCTGCTCGTCAGTCATAAAATTGGAACCTCATAAGGATGATACTCAGCAGATATTACTCCTGTCTTCATGGCTTTGTCAAGAGTTTGAAGAATAAAAAAGAATTGGCTGTCCATCAACTCTCGATTTCCTTGGTGCATTTCTCCATGACATTCAAAGCACAGGGGCATAGTGAATATATCTGAAGCCTTAATTCCTGCACCGCCAGACAGTGGTGATCCTCTCCCTTTTAAGTGGTGTGCTACCACGGTGTCATTCTTGATGTAACAGGCACAGCAAGGCAACTCAGAGACAAACTTGATATAGTCTTTGCTTTCCCATCTGGTATGCTTGGGTATGGTTCCACTTACATACATGTGTCTTTTCTTTTCCTTAGATTTCACAGGCATCCCCTGTACAAGCTAGTTCTTGACTTGATGTGGTATTGTCATCGCTTTCTTGAAAAGATTCCCAATTAATCTCTTTTGGTTTAGGAAACTTAGTATATTCAGATGCGGTTATTTCTTCGTAGGGAGCCTGTTGGTAAACGTGGTGGTCATCCGCTTTAGGTAAGAAGCTAACCCCACTAAGGATATCAAAATTCTTGTAACACCACGCTCCTACATCGAGCCATTCATCCTCTTCAACATAGATCGTTACTGAGGGTTTGTGTTCGCACCAATATAGTGCAAATTTCTTCCATGTCTCAAGGTGGGATATAGCATCTACCTTATCTTTTGTAATGGATTTGGGATGTGCCTTCACGGCAAAAGAGAACACCAGAGATTCTGAATTATAGGGATCTTCATCGTATGGAATTCCTGCTTCTATTAAAGCTGCGTTCAAGGGGTCTTTCTTGTCTTGTCTCACTCTGCGGATGTAGTGTTTCCCAAAGGAAGGGTGTAAACCACTCCCTGCTACTCCAGTTAATTGAGATACCGTACCGGAAGGCTTAACACAGGTCACAGCTACAGACTGTGGTATCTTTAATTTCTTAGCCCACTGTAGATTAGTAGCTACCGCATGATCTTTCCACGCAGTAAGTTGTTCAGGAGAGGCATTTAGAGCCACAGGGCAGTCATAAACCCCAGTGAAACTAACTCCTAATAGTCTTTCTTCTTCAGCGTTCTTTCTCCAAATGGGTCTAACATACCTAAAGTTAGTTAGGGTAGATTGGAAAGTTCCCAGAATAGTAGCGTCAGCCACCTTGCGAGACACATCATCTATGGTGTCCGTAGGGCGCAGTACGCACTCAGAAAGGTTGCACGTTTCTTGAGAAACTAAATTTATTTCTGAACAAGGATTACAGCCGAATTCTTGGGTGTTGTCCCTTCTCTCAGGAGCCATGTCTTGGACAGCTTTTCGATTGAATATTCCCCTTTCCCCACTCTTTGATTCATACAGGGAAATCCACTCACGCATGAAGATACCGATGTCAGGCTTCTCCGTGTAGCACACAGAGTTATTAGCTAAGGCTCTCTGTCCATTCTCTACCCACCACTGACCCATCTTAGCCCTCTGCATACGCTCGTCTGTGAGGTTGCTCAGGCTCAATTCGGCTGCTCTGCGTACACCCCCTACTACCACAGCCTCCCCATTGAAGCACAGGAGATCATGGCACTCTAAGCTGTTTAGCTTCCGTCCAGAAGCATTTCTGAATATACGAATGTAGTTAGTGAATAACTTTTTTAGGGGTTCACTTCCACTTGCTCTTCCCCCAAAAACCTTAAGCCTAGCACCAGCAGGTCGAATACGGCTGTAATCTATCTTGGGTACTAGCCCTTGATACAATAGACTGACCAGTTCTCTGAGTGCAGAAGCCCACCCTATTTTAGAATCCCTTACAACTATTGTGGTATCTGTATCATGGAACTCATTCGCTATCTCTGGAAGTTTACCAATGTACTGTCTTTCCACAGAGAACCCAACTCCAGTACCACAGAGAAGGACGTACAGGTTTTCATCGAAAGCCCTGACGTGATCCACAGCAATATACGAGCAATTGTATCCTGCCATTTCATCACGATCTAATGCAATCCCTGCTGTCATTAAACTCCGCATAGAAGGCATGACATTCATCTGAAGAATTTCTTCCTCTAGGTGGTCAGGGAAATTAGGAAAACGTCCTTTCATAAACGAGACATACCTGCCCACGGTTTCTTCCCAAGACTCCCTGCGCTTGTGTTCGTCAAGATAACGAGCGTACCTTGATTTGTGAATAAATTCCTGATACTGATTCATCACTCTTCCTCATGCCTTTTCATAGCCATTACCATATCATTTTCATTAGATTCTATAAATTCTGAAACCTCTTTTATTCCTTTGTTTGATAAATGCTTTTCAATTAAGTTACATAGAGTCCACTTGTTGTTTAGATAATCACTATCAATTACCATTGCAAAAAGGAACCCTTCTAGCTTTGATGAAAATTCTTTTCTATTCAACTCCGCAATTCTTTCTTTTATCATATATCAATCCCCTCATAAGGGCGGTTTATAGAAATGTGGTTGGTGTGGTTGGATGTGGTTAGTCATACAAGGGGTATGCTCCGATAGGAGGAACGTTTATAGAGCCTCGGAGCCACAACTCTCACTACAGGGGAAATCAACCTGTTCCACCATAATTAAAATCTTCTTTGTTCACCTCTTCCTTTAGTTCTTTTTCATCATAATAAGACAATATAGCTACCATGTCGGCTAGATCATCAAAGTTTATTAACGCATACATTGTGGAATTACCCTTTTCTGTCATAACGACAACTGGGATTTGGTCTTCAGTTGAGCCTCTCTCTGCTTGAGAATACCAATCCTTTAGGTATTGAGGCAGCTTATTTCGATACTTGCACTCTATACCCATATGCGGATGATCTACATCGAGATCAGTTTTTCTATCTGAAACGCTTATCCTAGTACCTCCACATTTTTTTGCAACCCGCCGTTCAAATGCCTTCCAGTTTTTGTCCATCTTCCCCTCCATCTTCGTAGTCGTCTGGAATAATTGGATACGTTGATTGTTTAGCGGTTAAAAGATTCATAGATTCAAGATCCATCCACAGATCAATTGCACACTCTGCCATGTCCCAATGTCGCGCTTTTGAGATTTCAAACGAAACATCTGGGTCTTCTATATCTTCGTTGTAGTATCTTTGGAGAAGAATTACATTATCAACCCTATCTGTTAGTTCCCCTGCGCCTCTAATAGAGAATCTATCTATTTTATCCTTTATTGAGAAGGACTTGCGTGCATGAGCCACAAGAATAATATGGCACTCCAAATCCCTTGCTAGATCAGCTAACCTGCACACCACATCTTTTTGTGCGCTGTAGTCATCATTTTTAATTCCTGATATTGTCATAAGGGAATCAACCATAATGATATCTGTATGGTAATGGTGGATAGCATAACGAATCCCTGCTTCCAGTGTATCTAAATCCATCGAACCTTCTTTGTCAAAGAAGTAGAGTTTATCGTTGCTCCACCGATTGAAATTCAATCCAAAATCTAATTCCGGTTTAACGACTCCAGAAGCCATGCGCCACATTCTTATTAACTGAGAGCGTACAGACATCTCTAAGGAAACTGAAAGCACCTTAGCCCCTTGAGTCATACATTTGAGGGCGATTTGCCCTAGAACAAGGCTTTTTCCTGCTGAATTTATCCCTGCTAAGATGCTGCATTCGCCTGTTCTAAGGCGAAACTTGTTGTCAAGAATAGACCACGGCAGTTTATACCCAGACTTATCTTCACCAAGAATGTAATAATCCATAACATCTTTGGTGTAATTACTGGCACTCTGTATAGAGTGATCCGCTTCAATACGCAGATACGGAGCCAGAATTTCTGGTGTTAAGTGAACTTCTTCGTTTGGAATGTCAAGAACGTTTATTTTTTTGTTCCCCAGTAGTCTGAATCCATTAAATCTAACAACCTTCCGTGCTTATCCCTCTTTCCGCTCCCCGGTTTCCAAAATGGATTGTATTGTTTTTCCTTTTGCACATAAATGAATTTCCAATTAACCACAGCATACCCCAAACCATGAGCATAAATCATTGGGGATGGGTTGTCAACCCCCTCGCTGAAATTATTCACAGTAGCACTAAGAACCATGTTCACAGGCACACGACGCTCATCCCTTATTTCGTTTTTGTCGTTCATACCCTGTACGTTCAAATACACAGCAAAAGCCTGAGCCACACAATCCTTTTTAGTTTCTTGTGGAACTCCAGACAGAAGCCTCATTCTATGGATATTATTCAGAATCCTATTTAGGAATGTTTCCTTGTCAAACCATCCCGTTTTTTTGCGAGTCACAATAGCTTCTTTTTCGATGTTACTCACAACCACGACTAGCTTTTTTATTGTTTTGACTGATCTAAGCATCCTCCAATTATAACCCCAAAAATGCCATGCTCCATTAACGTCAACAACTGAACTTGACTTCCAATACGAGCGTAATTTACAATGGGTTTTTTAACTACAGGGAAAGAAACATGAACATACTATCTAGTCGAATAACTGAAGCAATCAATTCAAGCGATCTTAAACAAGCAGAGATCGCTAGGCGGTGCGGCGTGTCAGGTCAGTGCTTTTCTAATTGGAAGCGCATAGGTCAAATTAGGAACGACAAATTGTTAATTCTCGCAAAGACACTTGGCACTACGGTTGATTGGCTTCTAGGCGATGATATCGAAGAGCCTCCCTCCACTACTCCATGCAGTCACCTAAGACCCGATCCATGCAGTCACCTAAGACCCGATTGTTGGTGCAAGTCTAATGCGTAATCTACGCTTGCGTAATCTACGCACATATAAAGGGTCAACACCTTGTCCATGCGACAACTGCACACATCATGACTATTGCCAGAAAACACATATGTCTTGTAAGGTATCTAGGTATTGGGAAACGATGGGTAACGTGCTGATGAAAAAGGAAATTCCTGTTGACAGGACTCCCGATATTAGGTTAGTATTTAGAAACTCTAACAAGGGGAATATCACATGAAATTAGGAGAAGCTATCAAGTTTGCAAAGCCGGATTTGTTT